CCGGACTACGCGGCCGAGCGGCGACTGCCCGAGGGGGTGACCTGCGCGAGCTGCGTTCACGCGCGACGCTGCGATGGGCTGTTCGGCGCGGTCCGCCGCGCTTTCACATCCTGCGATTTCTGGCCCTCGCGCTTCGTCGCATCGCCCAATGTCTAGCCGTCTCCCTATCCCGGAGAAGGCGCTCGCCGACTGCGGCGCGATCCTCGGCCGCCGCGGGGCGGGCAAGTCGGGCACTGGTCGCGTGCTCCTCGAGCACGAGCTTGATCTCGGCCACCGCTGCTGCGTCCTCGATCCGAAGGGCGACTGGTACGGCATCCGCGCGAAGAAGGACGGCAAGCCGTCGCGATTCGCGGTGCCGGTGTTCGGCGGCGCGCACGCCGATGTGCCGATCGACGACAGCATGGGCGCGCAGCTCGGCGAGATCGTCGCGACGAGCAGCACCAGCTGCGTCGTCGACCTGTCGAGCTTTAGCGTCGCCGGCATGCGCCGCTTCACCACCGCCTTCGCGGAGGCGCTGTTCTTCCACAACCGCCAGCCACTGACGCTGTTCGTCGACGAGGCCGACCAGCTCGCGCCGCAGCGTGTCGCCGCCGACCAGGCGAAGCTCCTCCACAACATGGAGGCGCTGATCCGGCAGGGGCGGCAGCGCGGCATCTTCATGTGGATGCTCACTCAGCGCCCGGCGGTCATCAACAAGAACCTGCTCAGCCAGGCTGAGACGCTCGTCGCGATGAAGATGACCGGCCCGCAGGATCGCAAGGCGATCCGCGACTGGATGGATGCGCACGATCCCGTCCAAGCGCAACGCGTCGAGAACGACCTCGCCAAGCTCGAGGTCGGACAGGCCTGGGCTTGGGTGCCCGGTGCCGACTTCCTGCAGCGGGTGCAGTTCCCGCTCTTCGAGACGTACGATAGCGGCCGGACGCCGCAGCATGGCGAAAGGGTGGGCGCGGTCGAGCTGCAGCCGCTCGACGTGGCAGAGCTCGCCGCCGCGCTCGCGCCCGACAAGGAAGAGGAGGAGGATGCGTCCGATCGGCTGCGCCGCCGTGTGGCGGGCCTCGAGGAGCGCAACGAGCAGCTCGAGCGCGACAAGGCCGAGGCTCGCCGTTACGGCGACCAGCTGCTCGCGACGCTGACCGCCGTCCAGGACGTTGTCGGCGCGCATATCGGGTCGATGGCGATCGTGCCGCTGCCGACCGGCGTCGACGCCGCCGACTTCGTGATGCTCGTCGACGCCGACGACATCGTCCGCCCTTTCCCGCGCGAGCCCGGCCCTGGCCGCCGCGTCGCTGCCGCGCGCCGACGCATCGCTGACGCGCCGCCGATCGCGACGCCGCCGGCGACGCCGGACGCGGAGGTCCTCGCGCCGCGCGTTGCCGCGCTCGCCGGCGCGCGACTGCAGCAGGCGATTGCCGGCGACGTGCCCGCGGTCCGCCGCATCGTCACCGCAGTCGCGATCGCGGGCGAGCTCGACCGCGCCGACGTGCCCGCGCTCGCCGGCGTCAGCGCGACGTCCAGCCACATCACCGTCGGCATTCGGAAGCTCGTCGAGCGTGGCTTCCTTCACCAGGACGGCGAGCGGCTGACGATCGCCGCCGAGTACCTCGCGTGACGGACGCCAGCGGCATTCAGCGCGGCGATCGCGTCCTCGTGCTCGGCAACGGCCAGCGCCGGGGCAAGCACGCCGACGCGATCAACATCGGGCGGACGACCACCACCGCCGTCTTCGACGATGGCGCGCGGCTGATCGTGCTGACCGCCGAGCTCCACCCGATCCCGCGGCGTCCGCCGCCGGACTTCTGAACACCCCTCCACCAACCACCACCACGCGGAGAGTTTATGACCACCACCACCGACATCGCCCGCCAGGTCACCGTGATCGTGTCGCGCGAGCTGCACGTCCACCTCGACCAGGTCACGCCCGAGGCGAAGTTGCACGAGGATCTCGGCGCCGACCACATCGACGTCGTTGGCCTGATCGTCGACATCGAGGACGAGCTGCAGGTCCGGATCGAGGACGACAAGGCGATCGACAGCGCGCGCACCGTTGCCGACCTGATCACGCTCGCCGAGGCGGGTGGCGCTGCCGCCGCCGAGAAGGTCGCCTGATGCCCGCCGTGGATCTCGCGCCCGCCCGCGGCACCATGCCGGTTCTGCAGTTCATGCTGACCGATCAGCTCGCGGTCGACGCGGCCTACCAGCGCGAGCTGGACGGCCAGAGCCGCAAGCTCATCGGCCGGATCGCCGCCGCCTGGGACTGGAACCTCTACCAGCCTCTCGTCGTGGCGCGCCGCGCCGACGGCACGCTGTTCGTCGTCGACGGCCAGCACCGCCTCGAGGCGGCACGGGCACGCGGCGACATCACGCAGCTGCCCTGCGTCGTCGTCCAGCCGGCCAGCCGGGCGGAAGAGGCAGCGATGTTCGTGGAGTTGAACGAGCGGCGCCGACCGCTCACAGCCTTCGCGCTCTACAACGGCGCGATTGCCGCCGGCGACGCGACCGCGCGCGCTCTCGCCGAGATCTTGGCGAGCGCCGGCCTGTCGTTCACCGGCGCGGCCGACACGGCGAACCTGAAGCCAGGGCAGCTCAACAACGTCGGCACCGTGCGGCGCTGGCACGTCATACACGGCAACGCGAAGGCGCGCGCTGCGCTAGGCGCGATCGGCACCGCCTTTCGCGGGCAGGTCATCACGATCGGCGGGCTGCTCTTCATGGGCACGGCGTCGACGGTCGCGGAGCAGGGCGAGAAGCTGAGCGGTCACCTGCTCGCCGACGTCCTCGCGCGGCCGCAGGACGAGTGGCTGGCCGACTTCCGCCGCCACGCTGCCGACCACAACGTCGGCACGCAGAAGGCCGCGATCGCGGTAATCGGCGCCGCATACAGTGAGGCCTGGGCGGAGGCGATGGCCGATGACTGAGACCCTGCTCCCCGAGACCGATCGCTTGATCAGCCTCGAGGAGGTGAAGGCGCAGACGAACCGTGGAAAGACGATGATCTACCGCATGATGCGTGCTGGCACGTTTCCTAAACGGTGCCCTGCTGGCTGGAGCGAACGCGAGGTGCAAAGGTGGGTACGCGAGCAGCTCGCCAATCGACTGGCCGCGTAGGCTCGGGTTCGCTCTCACACGAGCCCGGAGCCTGCTGGTTCATCGGCGAGTGAGCCGACGTGTGGGACATTTCGTCACGTTATGCGTTTGCAAGATCAACACCGTGTTGATATGCAAATTGCGGTCAGCGGCCAGCTGACGGGCTAAAACTTGACAGGGTACTGCCGTTTACCGGCATGCGAATCGTTGACCTCCACGGGCGCTACAACGCCGTGGGGGACGGCGAAAGACGGCGCTTGTCCGCCGTGGTTGATGGAGGGAGAGCACATGAGCCACTACAACGAGGTTCCTTCCGATGCCGAAGTGATTACCGTGCTGCAGCGCCTTGGCACAGCGACTGCGCGCGATCTCGCTCTGGCGCTCGAAAGCAAAGATAATGGCGGCCATGAGCGTCGCAACGCGCAGCGTGCCGTTCAGCGGTGTCTAGATCGTGGGAAGATCGTGGCCGGCTCCGGATTACGCCTGAGCGTCGCGTCGGTTAAGCACAAGGTCGCCGCATAACCTAAGAGGTCCGTTTGACTTGGAGCCAGGCACAGCGGGATAGGCGTCGCTACCGCGTGAAAACAGGCGATCAGCGGGATCAGTCCGCTAGAGATCGTGATCGAGTCCTGTACTCGTCAAACTTCCACCGCCTTGCGGGCATTACGCAAATCGTGCGTGCCGGCGAGGCGGATTATTTTCATACGAGACAGCAGCATACGATGAAGGTGGCCCAAGTCGGCCGCCGGCTTGCGGAGCACTGCTGCCTCCTTAACAGATCCCTCGCAGACGCTTGGGGCGTAGATCCCGAAGTTGTAGAGGCTGCCTGCCTCGCGCACGACCTCGGGCATCCTCCGTTCGGTCATATCGGCGAATACACGCTTGATCGCTTAGTCGAGCAAGCCGGCGATCTGGACGGCTTCGAGGGCAACGCGCAATCCTTCAGAATCATCTCTCGAATCGGCGTTCGGTTCGATGCGATACCTGGTTTGGACCTGACACGTGCAACCATGGCGGCGATTCTGAAATATCCCTGGATGCGCGACCGAAGCCATCCAGATAGGTCAAAAAAGTGGTCATGCTACCGCAGTGACCGCCGCGATTTCGAGTTTGCTCGAGCCTACCATCGCGGGGATGACCGCCAAACGGCCGAAGCAGCCCTGATGGATTGGGCTGACGATATCGCGTATTCGGTGCACGATCTGGAAGATTTTCATCGCGCGGGAGCGATGCCCTGGCACCTCATCTTCTCTGATGGCGGCGCCGCTGAGTTGGTGCAGGCTGCGAAGAAGGCGTGGCACAATGCACCTACGGACGCTGAAAAACGCCTGACGGATGCAGTCGATAGCCTAGCCGGCCTGATCGGTGGCTTCGACGTTCTAGTGATGGAGCTTTATGACGGATCCCGAGAGCATCGCGTCGCCCTGCGGGCGCTCACGTCGACGCTGATCGGACGCTACATCCAATCAACGAAGCTGAATTCCTCGATGGGGGACGAGCCTGTCGTACGTGGCGTTGAGGAGGAGGCTGAGGTGCTGGTGCTCAAGCAGATCACCCGGCGCTACGTCATCAGCAGCCCTACGTTGCGCGCGCAGCAGCATGGCCAGCGGATCATAATCGAGGGTTTGTTCAAAGCGATCATGGACGGCACGGTCGCCGAAAAAGGCCGCCCGAGCTTTCTTCCTCCGAGATTCAGCTACCTTTGGGAACTCGCTGAAGGATCGGTCCCTCGCTTCACAGCGGACTGCATCGCGAGCATGACCGAAGGGCAAGCTATTGCGCTTCACGGGCGCCTATACGGCACGGCCGCGGGCTCGGTGATGGATCCTCTTATCCGGTGATTAGCAGTTCTGCTCGTGCTGCCCCAGCAAGCACCATATCAGCCCACTCCTGAGCTAACTCGCGCCGCCGTTCGATATAAGCACCTCGGTCGTAAGCGCCTTCGACCTTGTTCGAAGGCACGTGCGCTAGCATCAGCTCGACGATCTCGCGGTCGCCATAGTTCTTCAGCCGCTTGGCGCGATCCTTCATGATGGTCGAGAAGGCGGCCCGCCAACCGTGTGGCACGTGCCGGCCGTCGTAGCCGAGGCGGTTGAGCAGGTAGCCGAGCGCATTCTCGCTCATTGGCCGCGTGATGTGCCGATCGTTGGGGAACAGCAGCCGCGATCGGCCGGTGACGCGGTAGAGCTGCACGAGCAGGTCGATCGCCTGCATGCTGAGCGGCACCAGGTGATCGCCGCCGAGCTCGTCCTTGCGCTCGAGGTCGCCCTTCATGCGCGCCGCCGGGATCACCCACGTCGCGCGGAACGGCCCATAGACGGTGCCGGTCAGGTCGACGCCCTGCAGCTCCGACCAGGCGGCGCCGCGCACCTCACCCGGGCGGACGGCGGTCAGCGCCAGCAGGCGGTGCGCGAGCTTCGTCACGGGGCGCGCGTTGGCGGCGTCAACGTCGGCGACAACCTTGCGCACGGCGGCGAGGCGGCCGTCCTGGTCGTCGATACGATCAACGATCGACGGCTGACGGCCGCGGCGGACCATTGGCTTGAGCGCCTTGCGTACCGTCGCTGCGGGGTCGCCGTCAGCCAGGCCGGCGGCGATCGCGTAGACGAACACCGCCGAGACGCGCTGCTGCACCCGGTGCGCCGTCTCGATCGCGCCGCGATCCTGAATTTCGAGCAGCACCTCGAGGATCCTCGGCGGCTTGATCTCGGTGATGGGCAGGAGGCCGAGGTGGGGGAAGATGTCGCGCTCGAGCGATCGCAGCACGTCGCCGGCGTGGTGCGTCGACCAGCGATCCTTGTTCTGCTCGAACCACCGCCGCGCGATCGGCTCGAAGGTCGTGCCGTACGCCTGCGACTGCTGCCGCGCCGCGAGCTTCTTCTCGAGCCCGGGATCTCGGCCGGCGGCGAGCAGCCGCTTGGCCGCGTCGCGCCGCTCGCGCGCCTCACCGAGCGTCACGATAGGGTATTGCCCTATGGACAACGTCCGCTGCTTTCCGGCGAACGCGTAGTTCATCCGGAACAGCTTGGAGCCGGCGGTGGTGACCTGGAGGTACAGCTGGTTGCCGTCGGTGAGCTTGTAGGGCTTCTCCCGCGGCTTTGCGGCCTTCACCTTGGCATCGTTCAGCGCCATGGCATGGTCTCCCCGATACCATACCCATGGACACGCGGTACCATGCCGCATGCCATGGATATCAGTGAACGCGAGTGGACGAGTGTGACCATCTGTCCCGCTTTTATGAGGGACAATCCGTCACGTCGCTAGTGCTGGTGGACGTTCGCGCACCGCTGCGAACGAGGTTCTGGTGGACAGGGCTTCCGTCGCAAGACGTGGCCTATCCCGCAGAAAACCGTGCCTCTTCTCGGCGGCGTGACGGATTGTCCATGTTTAACACCATGGATCAAAAATCCGCATCGTGGCTCCCACGATCCTTTTTCGCTATTGCCTATCGAACCGGCGACGCCGCAGCCGGGCTGCGGATGATCAGTTCGTTGACCCGCCCAGCCCCCTTCGGCATTCGGGCTGACAACGTCCAGGTTGTCGACACTTCCTGGATCTCGAAGGCGGCGAACGTCTCGCGGATGAACGGTGTCGCGTTGATCGACAGCATGAAGGTGCCAGCGATGCCGGCGAGCTGATCCGCCATGGCGAGATAGTCAGCGCGCCCGAACCCCGTGCCATAGCCTTCGGTCTCATCGTATGGCGGGTCGAGGTAGAACAGCGTTCGCGGCGTGTCGTAGCGCCGGATAAGGTCGGCATAGTCGAGGCGCTCGATCGTCACCGGCTCGAGCCGTGCGCTCAGCGCCTTCAACTCCGCTCGCAGTCGGCCGAGCTGGATGCGCGAGCTCTGATCCTTGCGAACGCCGAAGGTTCGGCCTTCAACGCGGCCACCGAAGCATAGCCGCTGAAGATAAAGGAAGCGCACGGCCCGATCGATGTCGGTCAACGCCTCCGGATCAAGCCGGCGCTGGCGCTCGAACTCGTCACGGCTCGCCGGCAGGAAGGCCAGCTCGTCGACGAACGCCTGATAGTGGCGACGCACGACGCGGAAGAGATTGGCGACGTCGCCCGACAGGTCGTTGATGACCTCCGCCGGTGCGGGCCGCGATCGGCGCAGGAAGACGCCTCCCATGCCGACGAATGGCTCGACGTAGGTGTGGTGAGGCGTCTCCTCGATCATCGCGCATAGACGCGCGGCCAGGTTGCGCTTGCCGCCCATATAGGCGGCAGGCGGCTTGGCGTTGATAACGGTCATCTTCTCAGCTCTCTGGTGAGGAGCACGTCGGCTACGCGCGCTGAGTGGCCGCCGATGAACGATCGGCGGAGCCCCCGGCCGGTCGGCCGCGGGATGGTGGTGGCGGCGATCGCCGCGAAACTGGTGGAGGCTCTGCGCGGCCGACCGACCCGGACCGGGTGGTTAGCCGCGCAGGCCAAGGGGGCTGCGCCCCGCCTATTCCCCCGAAGGGTCTTTCATTCAGCGGGCCACCCGGCGAACCGGTGACCCTTGGCAAGCCACGCGCGTGGCGCTGATCGGGGCGGCTACGACCCGCACAGCGGCATCGCTATCGCATGCGCCAAAGTGAGCGTCGAGGCGCTTGCGTTGTTGGAGAACATGAGGAGAACGACATAGCTCCTCAACTCGGGAACTCGCGTGGGCCGGAAGTACCTTCGATGCATCGGCGACTGCGTGCGGCTCGGCGTCGTGCTCGAGGTGACGTGCCCGGGCTGCGGCAAGGTGCGCTACTTTACGGCCGACCAACTGATCGGCACGAGGCTGTTGACCGGCACGATCACACCGGAGACCAGGCTCGGCGAGATCGAGCCGAAGCTGCGCTGCCGTGGGCGACCAGGCGCGATGTGGGGCTGCGGATTGAAGGGCGGGAAGATCCGAGACGTCTGGCCCGGCGATCACCGGGTGCCCGCCGGGGTGCCAGTGGTGCCGTTCCTCAACGCGGATGATCGCGAGCGCGAGCGGATGATCCGCAAGGCTCGCGGGTGATGTACCGTCCGCCAGTTGTCGAGTTGTACGCGCCCGAGCGTCATGCCAGCATGAAGAAATGCCATGCCTAACCTGGCCGCGACTGGCGGCGCTCTCCGACTGGTTCATTAGCCCGGCTGGTCAGGCCTGGGCTGCATGGACTTCGAGCTTCTTTTCCATTGTCGCGATCGCGATCGCACTAGGCGTTTTTGTCGTCGAGACGAAAAGGAGCAACAAGGCGCTGGAGCGCGAAGCAGCAAAAGACGCGGCCGCGGCATCGGCCGTTCAGCAACGAGAGGTTGAGGCACGAAGGCAAGCGAGAGAACAGGTAGCGCTAGAGCGACACGCGTTTATCACTGCCTGCATCGATTTGGCAGTTGAGGCGCAGCGAACGGCCTCGAAGGTGCGCCAGCAGCATAGCCAGAGCGAATTCGTTGACACTCTGCCCTACGGGCCGCTGCCGCACCTCTTGGAACCGCTTCTCGATCAGGCGCACGCCTTGCAACTTGCGGCGCCTGCTGAAAACCGATTGGCGCTTATGCTCGCCCGGCTAACTCGTACCCTTCGCGACTTCGTCGAGTACCGTGGCCTTAGGTCAACTCCAGCGGGATCTGTGTTTCGCAGCTGGATGGACGAGAAGCTGGCTGATCTCGGTGAACGAGAGGCTGGCCTCCGTAACATTCTGAGCGGCCTGCAGCAGCAATATCCTGACGCCAACCTACCCGCTTAGCGGCAGGCTACCGCGTGCTCGTCTCCGCTCGGATCGCGATCACCGCGTCCTCGAGCTCGCGGAGGTGGCGCAGCTGCTCGACGGCGTCCGTCGCCAGTCGCGCGGCCGCACGCGCGCGATCGGCGCGAGCGATCCAGTCGCTGACGACCTGGTCGTAGGGCGCGGGGATCAGCGGGAGAGCGAGGACGGCAACCGCACGGATGCGCTGGTAGGCGGCATCCGCCCGCTCGAGCGGCGTTGCCGTCGACGCCGCGGTCGGCGCGAGCGTCGCGCAGCCGGCGATCGGCGCCGTGGCGAGAAGCAGGCAAGCGGCGATTATCATGCGTCGCATGTTGGAGATCCTCTCTTAAAAGGACGGCACGAACCGCGGGCGCGGCCGTTGCAGAAGAACGGAAGGACGATCGATGCACGATGACGCCAAGCCGACGCCGAAGGTCACGGCCGAAGAAGGTTTCGTCGTGATCGATGGCGTGCCGGGGTGTGCGTCGACGTTGACGGTCGAGGAGGCTCAGGACCTGTCCGCGCAGCTCGGGGTGGCCGCCATCGTCGCGCTGACGCAGCGCGCCACCCCCTAGATCAGCGCGGCGCTGCGGGCTTGGCGCTGCACTTGCGCCGATCGACGTTGCCGACGCGGTGCGCGACCCAGCCCTTGTGGAAGACGCGGAGCTTGGGGTTGATCCGGACGAGGCGATCGTACTCGGCGCGCTGCCGCGTATCGAGGACGGTCAGCGTGCCGACGCATAGCTTCGTCGCGCCGATCTTCCCCTGGCAGGCGCGGTACGCCGCAATCGTCGCAGGGCCGACGCGGCCGTCCACGGCGATCGCGACGCCGCACTGCGCGCCGATCGCCGCCTGGAACCAGCGCGAAGGCCGCGAGGCGCCCATGTTGACGGTGGTGTCGAACAGCTCCTCGGTCACCGCGGCGTCGACGTCGACCAGCGGCGCGTAGCCGGGGGCGACCAAGTACCGCTGGTAATAGATGCTCTCAGCCACCTCGCGCGGCATCGTGCGCATCGGGCCGGTGTAGCCGTTCTGCACGGCCACCTTCTTGACGACTCCGAAGCGCGTCTCGCCGCCGGGGTCGTTCGGGTGGTTCACGTAGTCGCCCTCGACCGCGATCACGCCGGCGATCAGGGCAGCGACGATGCCCGTGAGTCCGGCCGCCTTCGCCGACGCCTTGCCGCTTTTCGAGCCGAGCAGCGATCGCGCTTCGTCGGGCGCCTTTTGCGGTACCATCCGCACGACGATGACCAGGAGGAAGAGGCCGAGCGAGATCAGCAGGCCGACGTGCTCGGGCATGCGCGCGCGCAGCTCGAGCGGGAGCATGTTCCAGAGGAGCAGCAGCTGGTCGGGCGCGGCGATCGCGGCGGCCATGAGGATGGAGCCGAGCGCGGACACGCGCACGGACCACCAGCGCCAGGCATGGCGCCAGTCGGGTCGGTTCATGGAAGAGGTCTCCTGGAAGGCGGCGACCGGCCGCCGGCGGTCAGTCGATCGAGGCGACTAGCTCGTCGAGCTTCGGGTCTGGCGGCGGGAGCGGGGTGGACGGCAGCACGGCCAGCAGCTCGGCCACGAAGCGGACCGGCTGTGCGAGGCGGAGGCCGGCACCGAGCATCATGCCGCCGCCGCTCACCATCATCAGCCCGCCGACGATCTCGGTCACTGGTGGCGTTCCCGCTCGCGGCGATCGTCGTCGCGGCGGGCCCGGTCGGCGAGGTAGGCGAGGTTCGCCTTCATCTCGACGAGGACCGGGATGTACGTGCGCTGGTTCGCCTCGGCCGTGTCCATGCGTCGATCGAGGGTGGCGAGGTGCGAGTCGACCTCGCCGCGCCATCCGCCGACGGTGATCAGCAGCCCTCCGATCGTCACCAGCGAGCCGATCACCGCGCAGAGGATCGGGATGAGCGCGGGCAGCCGCGGCGGGCCGACGACGACGGTCTGCGTCGTGCCGCTGTTCGGTTCGGTCATGAAGCCTCCCGGGGGGTCAGTCGGTCGCGCGGGCGCGGCTGTTGTTGGCGAGCACGGCGAGGAAGGCAGGCCAGCGGAGCCAGACGGGCGTGCCCTCGGCCTCCATGGCGGACAGGAAGATCGCGTCGCCGGTGAGCTTCGTGTAGCCGAGCCGCTCACGCATGAAGTCGTGCAGCGCCGCCGACTTCAGCAGCCGCTCGGTCGGGATCAACCGCCACGCGAAGGCGGGGATCGTCGGGCCGTCCGTCTCGAAGCCGTCGGGCACCGTGATCGTCTGCCCCGATCCCTTGCGGCCGATGTCGAAGGCGAGCCCGTCGACGCGGAACAGCTCGCGCCCGCCGCGCCGGCGACCGGTCGGCGTGAACGTCGCCTCGGTGAAGGCGCTCACGGGATCTGCGCGGCCGCGATGAAGAGGCCGTCGACGTCGTCGTCGGTCAGGCCGAGCATGGAGGCGAACTGACCAAGCATGGGATCGCTCCGGAGGAACTCGGTCGCATACTCCCACGAGATCACCGCCTCGGGCGGGGCTTGGCCACCGGTGACGAACGCCTCCACCTGGTCGAGCTTGCCGGCGAAGTGCAGCGCCAGGCGCAGCTGCCGCGGCGTGACGCTGGCTGGCACGACGATCGGCGCGGGCGAAAGCTCGAGGATCTCGGTCACGACACCGTCGACGCGGTCATAGCGCCGCGACGCGACGACCATGCCGGCGGGTACGTCGGCCGGCGGGACGTCGTGGATACGAAGCTCGGCGCGCTCTTCCGCGGTCGACGCGTCGAGCCAGTCGGTGGAGTGGTTCACCGCGGCGTCGCCGTCGCCGGACTGGAAGGCGCCGCTGATCTCCTCCAAATCGCCGGAGGGGCGCTCGATCACATAGGCCATTCAACGATCCTTACTGTTGCTCAAGCACGACGCGGGTTCGCGATCCATTGCCGTTGCCGACTCTGACTTTCACGTATGCGCCGCCTTCGATCGAGAAGGTCCCTGTCGATCCGCTAGGGTATGAACCAGCAACCACACCGCTGAAGCTGTCCGGTGATGCCGCCGTAGACCTGAGGATCTCGGTATCCGAGTTGCCGAACTCGTTCCGGACAGTCCATTTCAACGCCATGGCCGCTTGCGCGAAGAAGAAGTCCTGGAGACCGTCATTGGATACGAGAGTGGCAACAGCTTTTGCCGAAGCTGGCTTGCCTCCGCTGACGAAAACCTCTCCCGCCGCCGACACGTGATAGCGCAGCAGCGTCACCGCCGCCGCTGCCGCGTTGAGCGATGGCGCAGTTGCGAGATCAGGGAACTTGTAGGCGGCCGCGAACGACAGCACCCGCCCGCCGGTGCCGTCCTGGACGACACGGATGAAACCTTCCTGACCTGGCTTGCCGTTGGTCGGCGCGGCGAGCGTCCGGTTGCCGGCGATCGTCACGGTGAAGTGGATGCCGGTGTTGAGATCGAGCGTGATCGTCGCCGCGTCGGCGAGCGCGACGGGGACCAGCGCGTTCCACGCCGCGCGCACCGAGAGAAGCCGCTTGTCGACGTTGGCGAGCATGTCCGCCGTCGCCGCCTCGGGAAAGGTGGCCGCCGCAGTGATCGCCGCGCCCGCCAGCTGGAGGATGCCGGTGAAATTCTTCGTGCCTGCGATCGCCTGATTGCCGGTCACCTTAACCAGTGTCGCGGGGTCAATCGAATTGGCGAAGGCCTGCGCCGCGTCTCGGGCGGCGATCGCGGCATCGCGCGCCGCGATCGCGCCCGCATAGCTTCCCGCCGCCTCATTGACGACGCGCTCCTGCGTGGCGGCCACCAGCTGCGCAGCAAAGGCGTTCAGCTGCGTCACGAACAGGATCAGCGCGTCGATGAAGGCGTCCGCGCGCTGGATGAAGACGGCGTTATCCTGCCCACGCTGCGGGGGCGCGGGAAGCGCGGTGACGGTCGGAAGATCGGTCATGTCAGGCCCTCAAGCTCGAGCAGACACGTCGCCTTCTGCTCATATTCGAACGTGCTGCTGAAGTTGCGGTAGAAGCCGAACAGCGCGGTCGTGACCCACCGATCATCCGCTATCCAGACGAGGGGCGTGGCGCGCAGCGCCGACAGGATGGTGTGCACCTTGTCGACATCGGCAGTGTCGAGAACGATGCGGCAGTCGAGCTTTTTCGCGAATGGGCGCTCCACCAGCACGACGTTGCCGAAGTCGTCGGCGCCCTTGCGGCTGTAGTCGGCGATTCCGGCCGACAAGCCCGACAGGGTGATGCCGAGGTCCTTCATCTGCCCGACGATCAGCGAGCCGACCCGCACCATGCCGCCGGCGCGGGTAAGGCGCACCCGGATGAGCATGTTCGAGTAGAGCGGAAGGTCGGTGACGATCAGGTCGGGGCGACGCTCGATCGGCTCGAAGAAATAGTCGTACCAGGTGCTAATCCCGACGCTCGACGTCATGGGGAAGCTCTTGTCGTAGACGATCGTCCCGTTGACCGTGGCGGTGATCCGCGCCGCCGCCGCCTCGCAGTTGAGGAGCGCGATCGCGTTGACGCGATCCGCGATCTTCACGTCGACGAGCAGCTCCTCGCCGACGACGGTCTGGCTGCTGCTGGTCTGGTCGAACATCCGCCAGCGATTGGTGGCACCGACCTCGACCCACCACGCGACGTCGGAAAGGGCGTGTCCGACGTTGTTCGGCTGCTGGCTCTCGTACTCGCGGTGAGCGACTGGATCCTGGACGCGCGCATCCTTGCCGTAGGTGGTGCCCACTGCCCATGCCGGCGTGACCTCGGGAACCGATGTGGCGACCAGTGCGGCATCGGTGACCGCGGCGGGGCGAATGATCCTCACGCCGCCACCTCCTTGGTCTCGATCGGTTTGCCGCCCACCGTCTTGACCGCCACCGGCGTGTCGTCGTCAGTGCGGATGAGGAGCCCGCCGCCATCCCAGCCGTCGAGCCGGCGCTGGATCTTGCCGAGCGTCTCGAGCTGCGTGATCGCCAGCGCGTCGGTGCGCTTTGCGGTCTCGTCGACGCGGCGCTCGAGCGCACTGGTGTCGACCTGCACCGGCTTCGCGGCGCCGTTCGCCACCGTCGCCGGCGGGTCGGGCAGCTTCGAGGCCGGCCGGCCAGCGATCTCGGCCGCCAGCGCCGCGATCGCGTCGCGGACGCTGACCACGCTCTCGTTGACGTCGATCAGCCCGGTGACCGAGCTCTTCAGCGCGTCGAGCTGCGCCTGCGCGTAGTCAACGGCTTCGTCCGTCGCGCCGATGCCGCGGTCGACCGCCGCCGCGACGCGGGCGACGTCGCGCTGGTAGTCGGCGAGCGAGCCGGCGCGGTCGCGCGCGGCGGTCAGGAAGTCCTTGCCGGCCGCTTCGAGCTCGGCGAGCGCGCCGGCGTCACCGCGCGCCGCCTTTGCATCGAGAACGTTGAAGCGGCCGAGCGTCGACAGATAGGCGTCGCCGACGGCATCGCTGCCGGCGCCGAGCTCCGCGCGGAACTTGCGCAGGCCGTCACCGAGCCCGCCCATGGTATCGATGGTCGCGCGCAGGGCGTCGCTCTCGCGCTTGTAGGCGTCGGTCAGCACGCCGCGCGCGTCGTTGACCCGGTCCGCCGCCGCGGTTGCTGCCGCCGCCAAGTCCTCCTGAGCGTAGATCGACTGCTGTAGCGGCCGGAGCGAGGCGTCGAGCGCGGCAAGCTCCTCCTGCCGACGCAGCGCCAGCGCTCCCGCCGAGTTGCCGAGGAGCTCGAGCAGCTGGGCGTCCATGCCCGCCCGCTGCCGACGGAGTTGCTCCGCGTCCTGTGCGGCCTGCTGCGCGGCCTGGGCGGCCTGCTGCATCTGCTGCGCGTATTCCACCTGCGCGCGGGCTGCCTCCTCCGCCGCCTTCCTGGCATCCTCGGCTGCCCATACCTGCTGCTGGAGACCGCGCAGCGACTCGTCGGTCGCGGCGAGCTGGAGATCACGCTCGGCCGACACAGCGCCCGCCTCATTCCCCTGCGCTCGCATCAGCTGGATCTCGAGCGATGAGCGCTGCGAGGCGATCTGCGCGACGGCCGCGGCGACCTGCGCCGCCGCCGACGCGGCCGCCGAGGCTGCGTCCTGCTGCGCCTGAGCGAGCGCCGCGTTCGCCGCCGCCGCATCCTGAGCAGCATAGATCTGCTCGCGCAGCGCGCGGAGGGTCGCGTCGGTGCCGGCAAGCTCGTCGGCCCGCTTCGCCGCCAACGCGCCCGCGGCGTCGCCGAGAGCCTCCATGAGCTCGATCTCGAGGCCGCGGCGGGTCTGCGCCAGCGCCAGCGCCGTTTGCGCGGCCTCGGCCTGGCTCGCCGCGAGCGCCGTCTGCGCCGCCGCGGCGTCCTGCGCGGCGAGGATCGCCTCGCGGATCGGGCGGAGGGTGGCGTCGAGTGCCGCGATCTCGTCCGCGCGGCGCGCCGCCAGCGCGCCGGTCGCGTCGCCGGTCGCCTCCATCAGCTCGATCTCGAGCCCGCGGCGCTGCGTGGCGAGCGCGGTCGCCGCGCGCGTGACCTCCGCCTCGGCCGCCGCGAGGTCGCGTGCGGCCTGGGCGGCGTCCTGCGCCACGTAGATCTGCTGCTGTAGGGCGCGCAGCGTCTCGTCGAGCGCGGCGACCTCGTCGGCCCGTTTGGCGGCGAGCGCGCCCGCGGCGTCGCCGTTCGCCTCCATCAGCTGGATCTCGAGCGCGCGGCGCTGCTTGGCGATCGCCGCCAGCTGCTCGGCCGTCTTGGCGGTGTTCTCGAGCTCGCCGCCGAGCGACGCGAGATAGTCCGACGTCTTGGCGAACGCCGGCGCCACCGCCATGAGCGCCGCGTAGGTCTCGCGGCCGGACGAGGTCGACAGGTCGAGCCCGAGCACCACGTCCTTGAACGCGGTCTTCGTCGCGACGCCGGCCAGGCCGAGGCGGTCCATCTCGCCGCGCACCGCCGTGATGACCGGTGCCATCTGCTCGGCTTCCGACAGGAAGTTTTCGCGGAAGAAGCTCGTCGCCTCGGTGAACTCGTCGAGCCCGCCGAACAGCTCCACCAGCGAGGTCCTGGCGCCGATCGAGGCGAGGCCGACCGCGCCGAAGGTCATCCCGATCGAGCGCAGCGCCACGTCGACGGTGGTATATTCCTTCGCCAGGCGCATCAGCGTCTCGAGCATGCCCTCGCCTGCGCGCTGGAAGGCGGCGAGATCGCCGCCGATCGCGCCCGCCATGTCGTCGCCGACGCGGGAGAACACCGCGGCGAGCTCGGCCTCGATCTCCTCGCTCGTCAGATCCTTGAAGCTGATCCGGCCGATGTTGATCTGGAAGGCGTCGAGCATCGCCGACGCGCCGTCGATCCCGATCGTGCCGGCCGCGCCGACGATCGCGGTGCGCATGTTGGCGACGAGCAGGCTCACCTCGCTGGTCAGCCCGGCGTCCGCGCCCGTCCGGATCGTCTCGACAGTGGTCTTCGTGCTGCCACCAATACCGAGGAAGCCCGACTTCTTGGTCGTCTTCAGCACCTCCTGGTAGAGGTTGGCCGTGATCCCGCCGGCGATGACGCTGGCGACCGACGCGCCGTCGAACTGCAGGCCGGCGTCGTTCAGCTCGCGGGTGATCTTCTTCGAGAAGATCCCCCCGACGCCGAGCAGCCCGCCCGAGGTGTTGGTGCCGAGGCCGAGCGTCGAGGCGTCGAGCCCGCCGCCGACCTTGGTCTCGCGCGCAACCGCCGCGGCAAGGTTGCCGATGCCCGATTCGATGGCGCGCAGCGACCGCGCCATCTCCGAGCTGTACTCGAGATCGCGGTTGCTGTTCTTCATCATTAGGTCGAGCGACTTGCCGATGCTCTCCGACTTCGCCGACGCGTCGCCCAGGATCGAGCCGGTGCCCTGGCCCTTCTGGTAATCCTCGGCAGACTTCACCGACGCGGCCGCACCGCCCCCGCCACCACCGAACACGGCGATGCCCGCCGCGACCAGCGCGGCACCGGTCGCGGCCATGGCGGCGATGTTGGCGGGGAACGGCAGCTTCGCCTGCGCCGAGATGCCCTCGGCCGCATTCGCGGTCGACCGCGTGGCCGAGTTGGCGACCGCGGACACCGTCTCGGCGCCGTTCTGGATGATCGAGGCGACCGACATCGCCAGCTGGGCGACGCGGTAGACCTTCTCGGCCGCCGCCATCGCCTTGTAGCCGGCCGAGCCTTCCTTGAAGAAGCCCTTCGCCGCAGAGACCATGTTGCCGTAGGCGTTGATCTGCATCGACGACGAGCGGATCGCATAGAGACGGTTCTCGCGCGCGATCGCGATCTCGTTGGTGCCGGCCTTGTCGAGTGCCGCGGCGTGCTGCTCCTGCAGGCGCGCCTGATCGGCGTAGAAGCCGGTGACGATCGTCAGCGCGTCGCCGACGGCCGAGCCGACGCGGCCGAATGCGTCCGCGATGCCGCCCGCGGCCGACTGTGCCGACTGGTCGATGGTGTCGAACAGGTCCCCGGTCGCGGTCAGCGACGCGTTGTACGCCTCCTGCGCCTGCCGGTTGGTTTCGGCGCCGGTCGCGAGCTCGACCTGCTGATCGATGTATTCCTTCGCGTTCTTGGCGTTGACGTCTCCGCCCCTTGCTTCGACCACCTGCTTGGCCTGGATCGTCGCCATGGCGCGCACGCGCTCCATGTCGGTCGCGCCGATGAGGCGCAGCTCTTCCTTCTGCAGCGCCAGGCTACGCTCAGCGGCCTGCGTCGCTGCGGTGTAGAAGGTGCCGGTGTCGGCAGCCTTCTTGCTCTCGCGAGCATCCTGCTGCGCCTTCAGCGCGGCGGTCGCCTTCTCCACCTCGGCGGTGAGCCCGCGCTGCTGCGCCGCCTCGATCGCGGCGAGTAGGGGAAGGTCGGCGATGCGCTCGCGCACCAGCTCGTTCGCACGCTCGGCCGGCACGAGCCCGGCCGCGACCATGCCGTTCACCTCGGCCTGAACCTGCGCCTCGTCGCGCATCGCGGCCGCCGACTTCGCGGCGTCGGAGACGCGCTGCGCGATCGCGAGACGCACCTGCCGGTCGACCGCGGCCTCGATGTCGGCACGCTGCTTGATCGCTTGGCTCTCGGCCTTGACCCGCGCCTCGGCGATCAGCGCCGCGGCACCGGACACGCCGTAGGCGTCCGCCAGCGCGTAGAGGTTGCGGATCTGCGCCTCGATCGCGGCCGCCTCGCGGGCGAGCTGCTCGGCGTGCTTGTCGGTCTTCGGCTTCTTGTCCGTCCGCTTGTCGATAAGCTCGTCCGCGTCCTTCTTCAGGCGAGCCTGGGCGGCCGCGACGCTGTTGCGGCCGATCTCGTCGGCCGTGCCCTTCATCCAGCCGAGCGCCTTCTTCGTCTCGGCCGCCACGTTCTTCCCGAACGCAGCTCCTGCTTTCGCGCCGGCGCCGGCATATGCCTTCACCGCCGCATCGATCTCCGGCGCGTCGAGCTTCACGCGATCGATCGAGCCGAACAGGTCGACGCCGAGCAGGTCGTTCGCGCCCTTCGCAAGCGCGTTCACCCTGTCGATCGCGCCGTTGATCATCGCCTCGATACCGACCACCGTCGCCTTCGCGGAGCGGCTCACGACGTCGCCGATCGCGGCGGGGAGCAGGCTCCACACCTCGACGATGCCTTTGTAGCCGCCGACGAAGAAGCCGTAGATCTCGGCGACGAAGGTGCCGACCTGCTGCAGGTCGTTCGGGCCGAACAGGTAGTCGACGAGCTTCTTGCCCTTCGCGGTCAGTCCCAGGCCGTCGTTGAGCGTCTTCCATGCGCCGGCGACGAAGTCGGCGGTGGTGACGGTCACGTCCTTCAGCTTCTTCGTCTCGTCGGCGGTGAGGCCAAGCGTCGAGACGTAGGCCTTCAGGTCGGCACCCTTGTTGATGCTGTCCATCCAGCGGTTGATGCCGACGGCAGCGACCGAGGTGACGGCGATCAGGGGGGCGAAGCGGAGCAGCAGTCCGCCGACCTCGCCAGCGAAGCCGCGCACCCCGCCCTCGGCCATCTGGACGATCTGGACGATCTGCCCCAGCTGCGTGGCGAGGATCTGGAAGGGCGGCGCGCCCGACGCGGCCATGGTCGCGACGTCGTTCAGCTGGAACGACAGCTGCGTCATCGAGCTCGCGCCGCGCTTGCCCGCCGCGGCGTGATCATCATGGGCGGCGGTGAGCGCGCGCAGACGGCCAGTGAGGACCTCCTGCTGCCGGGCATACTCGGCCGGTGCCGTGGCGCCGGCATGGTAGAGCCTGGTCGACTCGGCGATTTCGGCGTTGAGCCGCGCGGTCGAGGCGTAGAGCGGGTCGGTCGCGGCGCGCATCTTCTCGGCTGCGGCGGCATCCGCCAGCATCGCGTCGTTGGAAGCGCGGAGCGTGGCGGCGAGCTGCGCATGCGCGCGCGCGGCGACGTCGGCCGACGCGGCCTCGTCGCGCAGACGCGCGGCCTCCGATAGCTTCGCCGAGGCGGCGCGCGCCGCCTCCTGCTCGCGCCACATCGCCATGCCACGCCGGGCGGCCGCTTCGAACTGGCCGTGGGCGAACGCGGCCTCGCGCATCGCCTGCGCCTCGCGCTCGGCCGCCGCCACGGCGATCGCTGCCGCGGCCGCCTTGTCCTGGGCTGCCGCCTCGGCCTCGGCGTTCGCGCGGCGCGCGGCCGCGAGCTCCTGGTCGAAGATCGCCTGCTCGGCCGCGCGGAGGCGGTTGGCGAGATCGGTGTTACCGGTGCGCTCGGCCGCCAGCGCCTTCTCCTCGGCGCGCAGGCCGCGCAGATCCTCGCGCGACTTGCCGAAGGCGAGGCCCTGCCGCTCGAGCTGACGGACCATTGCCTCGCCGGACTTCTCGACGGCCCGCGCCTCGCGTGCGGTCGCCGCCAGCTCGCGCGTCGCGGCCATGCCGAACGACTTCACCTCCGCGGTCGCGCCGCCAAGGTTGATCATGCCGCTGGTCGCCTGCTCGATCCGCTTGGCGCCGGCGAATACCTTGGCCTCGGTCGACTCGAAAACCTCGGCGATCATGTTGGCTTCTGCGATCGAGGCACCGCCATCGATCTCGAAGGTGACACCGAACCCGGGAGCGTCGTCGTCGAACATCGGCGTCTCTCCCGGGTTGGTGGTGGATGGTCAGCCGAGCACGGAGCGCAGGTCCGCCTCATCGGCGACGCGCTCCTGCATCGTGACCCCGTCGTGCCAGGGCGGCGGACGGAATTCGCTCTCGGCCTCTCGGCTTTCGGCGAGGTAGGCGGAGGACAGCCGCCGCAGCAGCCGCGCCTCCCAAGGCTCGGGCGAGACCTTGGTGCGTGCGACCCAGGCGTCCATCTCGCGCCAGCTGATCGGTACCGCCCCCATTCCGGCCGCCTCGGTGATCCCGAGCTCGATCAGCCAGTCGGTGAGGTGCGGCGCCGGGTTGGGCGGCATTCGCGGCACGGTCTTGCGCCGCCGCGCCGTCTCCATGCGGCTGATCCGCTTCTCAGCGGTCTCAGCGCGCGCGCGCTTGCTGTTCGGGTCCGGCTGCGGCGTGGCATGCCACCACGCCAGCTGCCGGACCCAGAGCGTCAAGTGCTCGTCGAGGCGGTGCTGAAGTTTCCCCAGTCGCCGATGAACTTGGCGACCTGCTTAGTGATGAAGCCGAGCGTCTGGTCGCCGTAGACCGCGCGGAACAGCGCTTCACCATGGAGCGGCTCGGCCGCGCCCTCGGGCTGATACTCGAAATTCTCGAAGCGCACGGTCAGCGTCGCGAGATCGGCCGCAGTCTCGGCCTTCCGCTCCTCGGCGGTCGGCGCGGTCGGCTTGCCGTCATTGTCTTCCATGCGCTTCAGCGTGCGCGCGGTCTGGCGGCTCTGCACGACGCCGGCGATGTCGCTGCCAAGGCTGTGCAGGTGGATGCGGACGGGCATCGTGCGCTCGGCGTCGGCGTAGAGCGGTTCGCCGGTCGGACCCTTGATGTGGAGCGCGGCGGTCGCGGCGACGGCGAGCGAGGCGATGTTGAGCAGCTTGGTCATGGTAGGCGTGTCCCCTTCGCGGGAGGGTGGCGCACCGACCCGCCCCGCAAACCCGCGACGAGCGGGGCGAGTCGGTGCAGAAGGAAGCCGGCGTCGCGGGCGCCGGGAGGGGGTGAGCTGGTGGAGCCCGGCTCGTGCCGGGCGGTGCGGCTTAGGCCGGGTTTACCCGCACGATATCCGAGCAGATCTCGAGCGCGGGATTGGCCATGATCATCGAGGCGGCGCCGTCGACGTTCTCCGGCATCCCGAACACGCGGGTCTGGAAGAAGCGCTTCGCGCCGTCGGGATACGACACCCGCGCGCTGTAGAGCTTCTGCGTTTCGTCGTCGGCCGCCGTCTGGAGGAGCGTCTGACCGGCATCCGCGCTGTCGAGGCGGATCGACGGCTGCAGGGCGCCGCTGTCACCCGGGCCCTTGTACTTCTCCTTCTTGCCCTTGAGAGGCTGGAACTCGACCTTCTCGAAGGTCGCGCCGAACGCGCCGATCTTCTCGACGCCGCCGACCTCGATAAACGACAGCGCGCCGTAGCCGGCCGCGTCCTTGGTGGCGGGCGCGACGGCGGAAATGGCGAGCGTCGAGCCCGCCGCGGTGGTGGAACCCATCGGGCTATTCTCCTGGTGACGAACCGGCACACTGCCGGCGGGGGATCACCCGCCTCGCGGCGGGTGAGCGGGATCAGCCGCGGGTGCGGCCGGACTTGCCGGGGGTGCCGTCCGCCGAGGCGTCGGGCGCGGGATCGGTCGCCGGTGTAGGCGCCGCGTCGGGCTGCACGTCGACGGGAGCCGCCTCGACCAGGCCGCCCGCGTGATAGTTGGCGAAGGCGCCTTCCTCGATCGGGACGGCATCGTCGGACTTGGTGAAGGTCTCGCCGGTGCCGGCGTCCTCGAAGTTGCGCAGCACCAGCGCCTGCACGGTCTTCTTCTCGGTGTCGTCCATGGTCAGTCTCCTCAGGAAGCGGGTCGATCGAAGCTGACCCGGAAATCTTGCGCCTGCTCGAAGCTGTCGCCGGGGCCCTCGAGGTCGGGGCCGCGGCCGGCGGTGTGGATCGAGATGCGCTCGGCGCCGGCGAGCTCGGCGATGAAGTCGGCGCGGGCGTCCGCAACGAGCGCCATGATGCGCTCCTGGTCGCGGAAGTTGGCGGCTCGAACGGTGACCCGGACACGGTCATCCGTCCGGATCATGCTGCCGCCCTTGAGTGCATGGCGATCGACGCTGCCGATGTTGCGGACGAGAAGCGCCGGCAGCGGGACAGCGGCCGGGAGCCTGCCGGACTTGATCCGCTCGGCCGGGACCACGGCGGTGACCGCCTCGATCGCACGCAGGCGCTTGGTCACGATGCCGGCACCGGTCATGCATCGTCTCCGTCGACGGGCGGGCCGTTGTGGCCGATGCCGGCGCGAGCGGCGCGGGACAGCACGTAGGTCTGCATCGCGGCGATCGCGTCGGCTTCACGGTTGTGAAGAGCGGGACCGAGAAAGGGCTCGGCCTTGCCGCCGGGGTGATGAACCGAGGCACCGACTGCCTTGCCGTTGATCCAGAGCGATCGTCCGGGCCCGGCCTTGCCGTCCTTCGCCGCGTTACGATCGAGGAGGTTGATGCGGCGCGCGGAGCGACCGCCCGAGAAGTCGGGATCGACGCTGATGAAGTGGGGGTCGGTGCCGTATTCGAGCCAGCGCCCAACGTAGGCGCCTGCCCCCTCGAGCACGATGCGAACGCGGATCCTGGTGTCCTTGCGGCTCACCCGCACCTTCACCGAGTCCGCGATCAGCACCTTGCCGGCGCCGCTGCCCGCACGCTTGCCGCCGAGGCGCTGCTTCGCATCCTCGGCGATCACCTCGCCGCCCTTGCGCCCTGCGCGCGGCAGGATGCGCTCGAGGAAAGCTTCAGGGAGCTCCCGGATCTTCTGAGCGGCCCTAGAGCCGCCACGGCGGGTCGCCACTAGGCGCCGTTGCCTGCGGGCAGGTACTCGGCCGTCATGAACTCGAGGCCGGCACATCGGCCGAGCGTCGCCGGCCCCGAGGTGATGACTAGCACGCGGTCGCCGTCGACGAAGCGCATGGTCGCGTCGACGTCCTTCCGGTACCGCATCCGGACTCGCGCCGGGCGGATGAGCATGGTGGCGGTGCCGCCCTGCTCGCCGCGGCTCGGCAGCCCGTCCAGCACGCTGGCCCACACGGTTGCGATCGCCGACCAGGTGCCCGATCCGGCGCCGTCATCATCGTCATCGGCGATCGGCCGTTCGATGCGCAGCCGGCGATCGAGATCGCGCGAGTCGAGCGTGATCACGCGTTGAGCCGGTAATTGGCGATCAGGCGCTCGACGTCGACAGGGCGATCATCGTAGCGGCCGCGCACCATGGTGAGCAGCGCCAGGCGCAGGGACGCGGGCACGTCCTGCGCGGTGCCACCGTAGCCGACACGTACGTCGACGACGGTCGGGATCGACGAGAAGGCTACCCGGCCGGCGATCGGCGCGATGCCACGGTGAAGATCGGCGCCAGTCAGCTCGTAGTCGGCGAGATCGAGCGGGACGAACTCGCCGCCGGGCAATTTCGCGCCGATCGCGACCAACTCCCGCACCGGACCGATGGTCAGGTGCTCGAGATCCGCGAACGACGTCGCGCGCAGCCGCACCACCTGATCCATCAGGCGCAAGGCGGTTAGCAGCTCGAGCTCCTCGACTGCGGCAGCGAGCATCAGGTCGAGCTCGGCATCGAGCGCATCACCATCGATGCGCAGGAAAGTCTTCACCTGGTCGCGCGTTATCGGCTCGGCGGTTGCCGGCTCGAGGACCTCGGCCGCGCTCAGCACGTCAGACGCGCTCGGCGAAGTCGACGTTGATGAGGCGGTTGGCCTCTTCGGCGCCGAGATCGCTACCGACAACAAGCTCCTGGCCGCGCACGCGCGAGAGGCCGGGGCCTTCCTGGCCGGTCAGCATCCGGATCACGTCTCCGTCGACCAGGGCGCCAGTCGGCTGCGGGGGCGCGGCGGGCGCGGCGGGCGCGGCGGGCGCGGCGGGCGCGGCGCGACGGGCCTTCGCAGGCTTCGGGGTGTCAACCATGGGGGTTCTCCTCAGCGAGCCGCAGGCGCGCCTGCGGCTGGCGAAGGAGGCGGGTCATTCGACCCGCCTCCATGATGGTCAGTTGGCGGCCATCTTGAGGTGCTTGACGGCCTGGCCGTCGGGCAGCTCGCCGTCGTAGCGCAGCAGGCCTGCGAGGCCGACCTTGGGCCAGAAGCGCTCGCGGACGGTGCCGATCAGCGGCGAGCCGACCTTGCGAACCCAGTAACGGCCGAGGTCACCGAAGATGATCGGCTTGGCGCCGGCCGCGATCGCGGGGACGTCGTCGTTGATCGAGTACGGCTTCTCGAGCAGCGTCGCCGGCGCCCCGTTGCGGATGTCGCCGAGCTGCCAGAGGTAGTTGCCGTCGCCGTCCTTCAGCTTGCGGATAGCGAGCAACGTCGAGTCGGCGAACATCCAGCGGCACTTCGGGCTGCGGCGGTACGGCGCGCGAACCGCATGAAGCAGCTCGAGGAGCTCGTCGGGCGCGATCGCGCCGGCGCTGGCGGCGGTCTTGCCGAGCAGCGAGGCGGTGACGATGCCGTTCGGCTGGTTGTTGCCGGTGCCGAGCGTCAGGCGCCGATTGGCGAGGCGGCCGAGCCGCTCGCCGATCGCCTCGCCGACGAAGCCCTCGATGTCGAACACCGAATCCTGCATCAGCTCGTGGCTGATCTTCACCCACGGGGTCGCGTCGACGTAGGCGTTCAGCTTGGCCTGGCCGAACTCGAGGTCGCCCGAGTTGTCGTCGGTGATGTCCGCATCCTCGGCCTTCATCGCCGACGAGTTGTCGTCGGTGTCGTCGTTGGTCGGAATGTCGAACTCGTTGCCCGATCCCGTCGAAATCTCGCGCACGACGTCGCCGTCGTACATCGGGCCCCAGTCTTTCATGACGCGGACGATCTCGCGCGCGAGCTCGACCGGCACGGTGTAGCCGCCCGCCTGGGCGGTGCCGGCGACCTGCGTGCGGGCCTCGGCGTAGCCGCGGCGCAGGAGGGCGCGCTGCTCGCGGCTCATCTCGCTCGCATCGCAGCCGCTGCGCATGAAGGAGTCGAAGGCCGCCCGATACTCGGTCGCGCGCTGCTCGCGCTCGGCATCGGTGCCGCCCTCGCGCTGCTCGTCGCCGTCCTGGCCGGGCGCGTCGCGATCGCCGCCGCGGTTGCGGCGCTGCTCGCGGCGCTCCTCGTCCGCGCGCTCGATCGTCGCCTGGCGCTCCTCGCGCTTGATGTCGGCCTCGACCTTGTCGAACTGCTTCATGATCGTGTCGTGACGCTGCTCGAGCTCGGTCGCGCGCGCATCGTCCGTGTTGGCGGTCACGGCGTCGAGGGCCTCGCGGGCCTCGGTCACCAAGCGGCCGCGGGTCTCCTGCAGCTCCGTCAGAGTGGGCATCGATGTCTCCTGGGCATGAAAAGGGCCCGCGATCGCGGGCCGGAACGGGCGTCGGAAGAAGCGCCGACGCGCGCCTCGGGCTCGCGCCCGGTAGATCAGCCGAGCCCGCGCTCGATCTGCGCTTGGCGGGCGCGGCGGGCGGCGATGCGGGCGCCGCCGCCCGCACGATCATGCTGGCGACGCTCGTCGCGGAAGTGCTCGAGGCTGCGCAGCCCGATCTCGGTCTCGGGGTACTGAGGGAAAGCGGTGATCGTGACCTCGTAGAGTTCGACCTCCTCGATCGTCCGCCGGGGGGGCTCGACGGTCTCGTCCCAGGTCTGCTTGCGGGTGCAGAAGCCGAAGCTCATGCCCTTCACGTCGCCACGCTCGATCAACACGGCGAGGTCGCGGCCGTCGGTGGTGTCGGGTAGGTCGATCTCGACCGCCAGCCCCTTGGCATCCTCGCTCAGTCGCAGCGTGCCCGAGCTCGTCCGGCCGAGCACCCTGTCAGTGCGATGCGCGTAGAGCGCCAGCACGTCGGCCGAGCGAAGGGTCTCGCTGAAGGCGCCAGGCGCGATCGTCTCGATCCAATAGCCGCAGATGTCCGTCTCGGTGTCGAAGACGGCCGCGTAGCCGCGCACGGTGTGGCCACCGTTCTCGGCGGTGAGCTCGCGTACCTCGAGGCGTCGATCGAGGACGCGGATCTCGCGCCCGTCAGGCTGCTTGCTTGTCGGCATCGACTTCCTCGTCGTCGTTGAGGGCGGGCCCGCCGTTGTGGCCGATCGGCGCGGGCGGTGGTGAGCCGAGGGGGACGGTCGCGCCCTGGATGTAGAGCACGTCGCCGTGCGGCAGCGGCGGACGGTTATCGAGCGCGCGGGCCTCGTTGGGGGTCAGCTGGCCCGTCTGGATGGCGCGCGCCATGCCCTCGGTGCGCGTCTTGAAGTCGCCGCGCTGCAGCCCGTCGAGGTTGTGCTTCACCTTCCGCGCGCGCCGGCGCTGGCCGAACAGCTTCAGGTTGAGCTCGTCCTCGAGCGCCTTCGCCCACTGCCCAACCAGGTGCTTCACCAGCTGCAGATCTTGCTGCTCGGTGTTGGTGAAGGTGCCCTTGGATAGATCCTGCAGGAAGACAGGCGGAAGGCCGAAGAGCCGCGCGATCTCCTGGATCTGGAAGAGGCGAGCGTCGGTGAGCTGCCCCTTCTCTGGATCGGCGCCGACGGGGTTGAGCTTGTACCCGGGCGGGAGGCCGAAGAACGCCTGTCCCGCCTTCTTGGCGAGGTTGATCGCGCGCTTGATGTCGTCGATCGCGCGCTTGTACGCCTCGACGCCGGCGGGCAGCGGCCCTTCGAGGGCGAGCGGTGGAACGCCACCGCCGACGAAAAAGCCGGCTGCGAAGTCGGCCATGGCGATCGCAAGCCCGATCGCCTTCCGCCCCTTGTGAATAGGGCCGTAGGCGTCGAGGCCGTTCGGCTTCAGCGCGAAGGCGACGTCGATCACGTCGGCCGCCGGATACTCGATGTTGCCGCAGCGATAGATCTTGCGGCCGCCCTGCCGGCGCACGGTGGTGCGGGTCGGGTCGAGCGGCCAGATCGCGATCGGCGTAACACCGCGGCGCTCGATCCACGCAACACCGCGGCCGCCGGTGAAAACCTGCTGCCAGAAATACTGGCGGAAGGAGAAGCTCGACCACTCGGCGTTCGGCGCCTCGTTGAGGAGCATGGCGAGATCGCCATCGACCTTCTCGGCCTCACCCTCCGCCTGGCGGAAGGCGTGGAGCGGCAGGGCCGCCAGCGTCCGCGACAGGAAGGTGACGGCATCGAGGACAGCGGGCACCTCGAGCGCGGTCTCGATCGTGACATGCGGCAGCTCGCGCAAGCCGCCCTGTCCGAAGAACGACTGCCACTCCTCCCAGCTCGCGCCGCTGGTGATGGTCTCCGGCCGCTCGATCGAGCGCTCCTCGCGCCCGCGGCCGAAAGGCCAGAGCCTCATGCCGCGTCCGCCATGCTGAAGTCCGGATCGTCCCAAGGGGAAGTCGGCATCGGTTCTTCCTCCTTCGAGAGCGCGACGGCGAGCGCGGCGATCAGCGCGACCGGGTTGTCGATCTTCGCCTCCATGCGGGGCTTCCGCGGGTAGACGTTGTCCTTGGCGTCGGGCTGACCGATGACGTTGGCGACCTGCCACTCCATGACCGGACATCCGCCGTGGCGGATGAGGTTGGCCTTCATGAAGGCGTCGAGCTGCTTCATGGGGTCAGAGAAGTTGAGGACGTTCGGCCGAACTTCGAGGACCGGCGCGCCTTCCTTGACGAGCCGGTTGATCAACATGGTCGCCTGCGCGGGATCGTAAGCGATGGTCTCGACGTCGAAGAGCTTGCGAGCTTCGTCGATCGCGATCTCGATCTCTTCGAAGTCGGTGATGTTGCCTTCGTTGACGTCGAGGAGGCCCTGAGCATCCCAGCCCTGGTAGGCCGACACGTCCTCGACCGCCTTGGTCGGCAGGAAGTACCGACCGAGGCGGATATACGGGTCGTCCTTCGTCGCCCGAGCGCCGATCGGCGGGAACAGGTACTCGATGGCGGCGATGTCGACCTTCGACGCCAGGTCGAGGCTGACGATGCAGCGCCGGCCGGCGAGAGCCTCGAGCGCGGAAGCCTCGGCGAACTTCGCCGGCATCGCGGGATCGGCGCAGCGGCGCCACGCCTCGATGTCGAAGTAGGCGGCCTTCGCCGCGACCCACAGGTTGAGGTGCTTGGTCTTGAAGATGGCCCGCTTGCGCGGGGTGGCGATCGCGTCGCGGAGCCGGGCGAGGAGATACTCGGCACCGACCGAGACACCCATGTTCGGGTTGGCCTTGCGGAGCGCGGCCTCGGTCTTCCAGTCGTCGTCCTCGTCGAGCGCGTACTCGGCGAAAAAGGTGTCGTCCTCGATCGGCGGGCCGCCACCCAGGCCGATGCCGGCGAGCCGCTCGCGCTGCTCGAGGATCATGGCGTAGCACGGCCCCGCCAGGTTCTCCCCGGCGGTGGTGATCAGCAGCTGAAGCGGCTGATCGCGGGCGCCCATGCCGGTCAGCATGGTGTCGACCTGCGCGTCGTCGACGTGCTCGTGGTACTCGTCGTGGATCGAGCAGCTCGGCGACTGCCCGTCCCCGGGATCGCCGATGATCGTCTCCATCCGCGACCCGTCGTCGGGCAGGTGGAGCTGCTTGGCGAGGACCTCGATCCCGAACTTGGCCTTCAGCGCCGGCAGCTTCGAGACCATCAGGCGGGCGGGTCGGAAGACCTCCCACGCCTGCTTCTCGTTAGTCGCGCCCGAGTAAACCTCGGCACCGTACTCACCGTCCGCGCAGAGCATGAACAGCGCCAGGCCGGACGCGATCGCCGACTTGCCGTTCTTGCGCGGCACGACCAGGAGCCAGCGGCGAAATCGCCGGGTTCCCTCCTGCGAGCCGGCCTTGTGGAGCCAGCCGAATACGCAGGCGAGGTTCCAGATCTGCCACGGCTCGAGCGTCAGCCGCTTCTTCTGCTTAGCCCACGGTCCCTTGGTGTGCGGCAACCGCTCGATGAAGCGGCACGGGCGCGACGCCTTCGCCTCATCGAACCGGTACGGGAAGTCGTCGGATGCGCTGCGGACCAGCTCGCCGATGAACCGCTCGCATTGAAGGCGGATCTGCTTGCCGGCAGGTTGTCGGCCGGAGACGACGTCGGCCGCGTACTGCCGCGCGATCGCGGCGTAGTCGCGCGTCGGCAGCCCAGAGGCGGTCGACACCGGCTTAGAAGTCGTCGAAGTCGCCCGGCGCGTCCTTCTTGCCGCTGGCGAGCTTCATGGCGGCGGAGGGGCTGAGCATCAGCTCGCCGAGCAGCGACTGCGCCTGGCGCATCGCGTCGGAGAGCATGGCGACCTCGGGGCGGGCGCGGATCATCTCGGTGATGACCTGCTGCCCGTCGACCTTGCGAACGGTGGTGCTGGTGCAGGTGTCGCCCGTCATCTCGAGCACCGCCTGCCAGCGCTGGATCTGCTCGAGCCGCTGCGCGAGGAGCGCGGCGGTTTGCGAGAACGACGGATCGGCGCGGCCCTGCTGCTCGAGCGTCGCCGCGATGTCGCGGAAGAGCAGCTGCGCCAGGTCACTGAGGTGAAGCGGCGGGATCATCGTGGCCGCGGCGCCGGGCGTGGCCGGCAGCGCTGCCCGCGCGGCCGGCGTCATTTTCAGCGCGGGATCCTTCCGCTTCCTCCCCGCGCCTGGGCGGGCTCCACCGCTCGCCATCGGCCGCCCTCCCAGGGATCATTTTGGTTTTGAATTCGCCCGCGTAAGAATGGGGCGACGGTACGGTGTCCTGTCGGCGACCCCCTGAGGGATCGACCCTCCCCCTCCCGGGGTCAGGTCCGGTGCGTTCGCGCGGTGGTGCGCGCAGTCGCCCGCTCGTTCGCCGACTTGGCCGCGTGGCAGGGCACGCAGAGCGCCTGCTTGTTGCTGCGCTCGTCGCTGCCGCCCTCGCTGAGCGGCACAATGTGGTCGACCTCGTTCGAACCGACCTCAAGTCCGCGGCCGAGACACGAACGACAGAACGGCTCCTCGGCGAGGACCTGCGCGCGATCGCGCTGACCGGCCCGGCCGCGCTTCCGCTCGACGACGGGGCGCAGACGGGCGGTGGTAGGCTGCCATGGCTTCCGCGGGTCGCTCTGTCGACCAAATCGAGGCGGCTGCATGGGCATGCTCAGGCGACCAGGAGAGCCGCTACGCGGGCGTTAAAGGCGCCACGAGACGCGGGTGCGGCCGGCTGCTGGTGGGCGGCCGGCCGGGACAGCGAGGCTTGCACCTGCGCCGTCCTACTGAACG